CTTGGCAGCTCTTCCCAAAGAAGAGTTGGCTAAAGTTGGTAAGATTGATGATGATGTCAATCTTGCTGGATTAGATGGAGTTCTTGGGCTAAATGCCATGAACTTTTCTACGTCTGTTGGATTTCCTGGAAAAGGACCCAAGACACAATATGTAGAAAAATCTGATCGAGTAGTTGAGGGAATTTCATGCCCTCGAGATGTGGATCCGCTTATTCTCGAAGAAGTTGCGAGAATGGAAAAGCGTCTCTTGGCTGGGGAATCTATTAATACGATTTTTAAGGGATCGTTAAAAGATGAATCCACCAAATTGACAAAAGATAAAGTCCGCGTATTTGCGGCTGCTAACATGCCTTCTGTAATGTTGGTAAGAAAATATTTCTTGACTCCTGCAGCGTTATTTCAACGTAACAAGACCATTACAGAATGTGCTGTTGGTACGGTAGTTCAATCCCCCGAATGGACCAAATTGTATGATCATATTGGAAAATTTGGGTGGGATCGAGCTATTGCAGGTGATTATGCTAAATTTGATGGACGTATGAGTCCTCAATTTATGCTAGCCGCCTTCAAAATTTTGATTGAATTAGCCGAGAAAAGTGGTAATTATGAGGAAGATGATCTCATTATTATGCGAGGAATCGCTACTGAGATTTGTTATCCTACTTATGATTACTTCGGCACCATCGTCCAATTTATGGGATCTAATCCCTCTGGACATCCTTTAACAGTAATTATTAATAGTATTGTCAACTCATTATATATGCGTTATACTTATTATGCAATCGCTCAACAAAAGAGGTGGTTACGAACACCAATTTTTAGTGATGTGGTTTCATTGATGACGTATGGAGATGACAATATTATGACTGTTAAGAAAGGATATGATGATTTCAATCATACAGCTATTGCTGCAGAATTTGAGAAAGTGGGCATCAAGTACACTATGGCTGATAAGGATGCAGAATCTGTACCATTTATCAACTTGTGTGATGCTTCATTTTTGAAACATTTTGCAGTATGGGACGAGGAGTTGGGTCTCTATCGTTCACCTGTGGAAGAAGCTTCAATTTCTAAAATGTTGCATACTCACCTTAAATCCAAGGTTTTGAGTATGGAACAATCGAGTGCTGAAGCTATCCAAAACGTTGCTCTCAAATATTTTGAATTTGGGCGTGATGTATACACTGAAAAAGTTCGTCAACTTGAAGAGGTTGCACGTCGCTCTGGAATCCAGGGCTACGTAGGACCTATCATGTCTTATGATGAACGGCTTCAGTGGTACCGTGAAAAGTTCGACCTTTGAGTCGGCTTCGCAGCTTTCCATTGGGGCTTCACACTGATGGCCAGCGTTTCCTCATGTTGGATAAACCAAATAGGGATTTGTGTGAGATAATAACGCACACTTAGTAGGTTCTGAATTACCTACGAGGTGTGGACAGGTTCACACTCAGGCTGTAATATCATTATTTAATGATGGGTTGGCCACCCACAAAAATAGCACTGTTAT